TTTCTTAAAAGAAATAGTTAGCTTGCCATATTTTATGGTAGGCTTATTTTAAAATGGAGAAATAAAATGAAAAAGAAAAGTTTATTTTATTTAGCAAGCACAGCTATTTTAATTGCAGCTAGTTCACAGCAAATTTTTGCTGATGAACCTGTAAAAACTTCTACGCCACAGCCGACAGTAGAACTCAATAAACAAGAAACTCATTCTTTAGCTGAACTCCAAACAAAAGAAGTAACTCAAACTGCTCCAATAAATCAAACAACTTCATCTTCTTCATCTAAAATCGAAGCAACTACTGCTTCAACTGAGGCTAAAGTTTCAGAAGAACAATCAGTTGTAAAAGAAAATTCGACAACTACAACTGAGACTAAAAAAGACAACAAGTCAACTTTTTTTGCTGCGCAGAATAATCAAGCAACAGCCAGAAGTAATCCTGATGCGCAAGTAAAAAAATCAACTTTTGTAGATGTCAGCAGTCATAATGGGCATATCAGCAAAGAGGATTATCAACATTTAGCTGAAAAAGGGGTAAATGGGGTTGTTGTCAAATTAACAGAAGGAACGAGTTATAAAAATCCTTATGCGGTTTCTCAAACACAGAATGCACAAGCGGCAGGTATGCAAGTGTCGGCTTATGCTTTTTCTCATTATACTAATGAAGCAGAAGCAAGAGCAGAAGCGCGCTATTTTGCAGAGGAAGCAAGGCGATTGAACCTTCCTTCCTCAACTGTTATGGTAAATGATATTGAAGATTCTGATATGCGTCCGAATATCAATGCAACTACTCAAGCTTGGGCAGATGAAATGCGGCGTATGGGCTTTTCAAATTTGATGTACTATACAAGTGCAAGTTGGCTTGATCGAAATAATCTCAGAACGAAAGGACCAATCCAAACAGAGCAATTTGGCTTGGAGAATTTCTGGGTAGCGCAATATCCAACTTCAAAATTAAGTGCAGATGATGCGAAAACACTGAAATATAATAGTGAAGCAGGTGCTTGGCAGTTTACTTCGCAAGCTGAACTACTACTTGGTCGTCATGTTTTTGACCAAAGTGTGGATTATACTGGACGTTTTACGAATAAGGCAACTCCAAGCAATCGTGCTGCAAATCAGCCAATAAAAGGAAAAATCACAGTTCAAAACAAGAATCCTAACACAGGAACCTTTGATGTGATTGTGTCGGACGTTTCTGCTCCTTATGGCGTTCGTGAAGTGAAAGTACCGACCTGGTCTAATGTCAATGGTCAAGATGACATTATTTGGTATACAGCTGCTAAACAGGCTGATGGAACCTATAAAGTAACAGTAAGAGCAGTAGATCACAAATTTTCTACAGGACTCTATCACATTCACCTTTATTACATTCAAAATAATGGGAAATTGGTTGGCGTAGGTGGAACAACTACCGAGCTTTCATTTGGACGACCTCAAGGAAAAGTGACTATTGCTAATAATAATCCTGACACAGGAACTTTTGATGTCCTTATTTCCAATGTTTCTAGTCCTTATGGCGTTCGTGAAGTGAAAGTTCCAACTTGGTCCAGCATCGGTGGTCAAGATGATATTATCTGGTATACTGCTAAGAAACAAGCCAATGGAACTTACAAAGTAACAGTTAAAGCGACTGATCATAAAAAATCAACTGGAGAGTATAATATTCATGTATATTATATCCAAGAAAATAATCAGTTGGTAGGAGTAACAGGGACAACGACAACAGTTTCGATTGCGCATCCTAAAGGTACTTTGACTATCGCGAATAACAATCCTGACGCAGGAACCTTTGATGTGATTGTCTCAGGTGTTTCCAGTCCAGATGGTGTTCGTGAAGTGAAATTACCGACTTGGTCTAATGTAGATGGTCAAGACGACATTATCTGGTATACTGCTAAAAAACAAGCCGATGGAACGTATAAGACGACCGTCAAGGTAAGTGATCACAAATATTCAACAGGTCTATATAATGTTCATCTGTATTATATCCAAGGCAATGGCGAAATCGTTGGAGTAGCAGGAACACAAGTAAATGTATCTTTAGCAAGAGCAAAAGGCAATCTTACAATTGCGAATAATAATCCTAATACAGGAACCTTTGATGTGATTGTCTCAGGTGTTTCTAGCCCTTACGGCGTTCGTGAAGTGAAAGTACCGACCTGGTCTAATGTCAATGGTCAGGATGATATTATCTGGTATACCGCTACTAGACAGGCCAATGGGACTTACAAAGCAACTGTCAAAGCGAGTGACCATAAAAGAAGCACAGGTTTGTACCATATTCATCTTTACTATATCCAAGGAAATGGTAAAATCGTTGGGATTGGTGGCACAACGACAGAAGTTTCAATTGCACGTCCAAAAGGTACATTAACAATTCAAAATAAAGACGTTAATAAAGGAACTTTTGAAGTAATTGTCTCCAACGTTTCTAATCCAGATGGTGTCCGTGAAGTGAAATTACCGACCTGGTCTAATGTCAATGGTCAGGACGATATTATCTGGTACACTGCTACTAGACAGGCCAATGGAACTTATAAGGCATTCATTAAAGCAAGTGATCATAAGAATTCAGCCGGTTTGTACTATATTCATTTGTACTATGTTCAAAACAATGGAACATTGATTGGAGTAGGCGGTACATCAACCAATGTGACAATTTCTGGGGAAAACCTTAAACCAACTGGAAAAATCACGATCCAAAATAATAATTCTAAAACAGGAACATTTGACGTGGTAGTGTCTAATGTTTCCAGCCCTAATGGTGTTCGTGAAGTGAAGCTGCCAACGTGGTCTAGTGTAAATGGTCAAGATGACATCATTTGGTATACTGCTGCAAAACGAGCTGATGGTACCTATAAGATAACTGTAAAAGCGAGTGACCATAAGAACTCAACCGGCAAATACAATGTTCATTTGTATTACATTCAAAACAATGGTAAAATCGTTGGAGTGGCGGGCACCACAGTATAAGTTTCTAAAACGTCTTATCCGACACCATATTTTTCTTAACGTGATGGTCGTTGGGCAGGACGAACTTATGGAGGCTACACATTTGCTGCAACGGGCTGCGTTCCAACAACGGTCGCTATGGCAATTTCTGGTATTACAGGACAGACTGTTTTACCAACGACTGTGGCAGATTATCTCTATCATTCTACGAATGAATTCAATAAGAGAAGCTACGGCACAACGATCCATGGTATTGTATTAGCAGCTCGACATTGGGGGTTGAAAACGGATGTTTTAGGTTCAACCGCAGCTGTGCGAGAAGCGCTTGCTATGGGACACCATGTGCTTGGTGCAGTAGGAACTAGTGTATTTGCAAATTATCCTGTTACGCATGAGCTAGTCATGAGGGGCTATAACAACGGAATGACTTACGTAATGTATCCGTATAATGCTAATAATAATGGCTATTATTCAGTAGATTATTTATTTAGAGTACGGAGTTTGGAGCCAACTGACAATACAGAAGGTTCTCCATTCATGACAATCAGAGCATAATATTGTGTCTGCTCTATGAGAATGAAGTTTCTGCCATTTTATCGGTTTAGTAATGAAAGGTTAAAACTACGAACTAAACATTTAAAATTTTTAGTTCTGTCTTATTCTCTTTTTGATGAAAAGTAAGAAGCTCTATGATTTCTAAGGTTATTCCTATAGAAATCATAGAGCTTACTTGTTTTTGTTCGAATTTGTTTACTATTATTTTCCCAAACAAAATTGGCTGAAAAGTTGGCTAATGAGTTCATCAGGAGCGGCGTCACCTGTTATTTCACCCAGGATTTCCCACGTCCGAGTCAAATCTACTTGCACTAAGTCAACAGGCATTCCTAAATCCAGTCCCTCATTGACAGCTTGGAGACTTTCGACAGCTTTTTCAATCAGAGAAATATGGCGAGCGTTAGAGAGATAAGTAGCGTCTTGTTCTACAATGCCTGCATTTTTAAAGAAAAGTTGGTTGATTCGTTCTTCGATTTTATCAATATTTTGATTTTGAAGAACAGAAATCTTGATAAAGTTATCGGGAAGCTGGTCAACTTCAATCTTTTCTTCTAAGTCAGTTTTATTGAGTAGCAAGATACGGTTGGTGTCTTGACTGATTTCTAGAAGTTTGCGGTCTTGTTCTGTCAATGGCTCGCTAGCATTTAACACAAGAAGCACAAGGTCAGCGTCTTGGAGCGCTTTTTTGGAACGCTCTACTCCGATTTGTTCTACAATATCATCTGTATCACGAATACCCGCAGTATCAATCAACTTAAGTGGCACTCCGTTGATGTTGACATATTCTTCAATGACATCGCGAGTGGTTCCGGCAATATCTGTCACAATAGCCTTGTCCTCACGGAGCAGGTTGTTAAGGAGACTAGATTTGCCAACGTTTGGGCGACCAATAATGGCAGTCGAAATTCCTTCGCGTAGAATCTTACCGCGGCGAGCTGTTTTTAAAAGTTGAGTCAGCAGTTTTTCAAATTCAGCTGTTTTTTCACGCAACAATTTGGTAGTCATTTCCTCAACGTCATCATATTCTGGATAGTCAATATTGACCTCAACTTGAGCTAGTGTGTTAAGAATTTCCTGACGTGTGTTGTTAATGAGATCAGATAGAGAGCCGTCCAGTTGTTTGACGGCGATATTCATGGCTTTGTCCGTTTTTGCTCGAATAATGTCAATAATAGCCTCTGCTTGCGTCAAATCCACACGTCCATTGAGAAAAGCGCGTTTGGTAAATTCACCAGGTTCTGCCATTCTAGCTCCTTCTCGAATGGCTAATTGGAGAATTTCGTTGGTCACAGCAATCCCTCCGTGGGTGTTAATCTCAATCACGTCTTCACGTGTGAAGGTTTTAGGAGAACGCATAGCTCCAATCATAACTTCATCTAAAATTTCGTTTTTTTCTGGGTCAATAATATGCCCATAATTTAGTGTGTGACTGGCAACCGTACTTAAATCTTTTCCTTTGAAGATTTTTTGAGCAATGGCAAAGCTATTCGTCCCGCTCAGTCTAACAATGCCGATAGCTCCTTCACCAAGAGGAGTGGAAATGGCAGCAATCGTATCAAATTCTTTGGTTATCATATATATCCTCTCTAAAAGCCTGTATTATCGGCTTTTTGCTTTTTGTCACCCAAAATTTACCCAAAAAGTTTTTTTATTTCCTCGAAATCTTGCTCTTTTTTCGCTTCTAGTTGGTGAGCATAAGTTTGCAAAGTTACAGTCAAGTCTTTGTGGCCTAGCAAATTCGAAACAGTCAACAAGTCAATATTCTCGGAAATCAAATAACTAGCGTACGTGTGTCGAAGACTGTGAATGTGGATATTTGTGTCTGTGAGTTTTTTTACAAGGCGATTGAGCCAAGTGTGATTCGTTCTTGTAAACAATCGATTGTATGAGTTCTTTTTCCACACGCTGAATTTGTATTTTTTTAAAACAAGAGATAATTCAGGCGTTAGTGGAATTTTGCGAACAGATTGCTTGTTTTTGGTTGGTTTAAATCCTTGGCGATTGTAAATATCCCAAGTCTTGTTAATGTCTATTAGTTGCTTGTCAAAGTCAATATCTTGCCAAGTCAAGCCTAAGCTTTCACCTAGTCTCATTCCAGTAACAGCAAGCAAGTAGAGATGTACATAGTCTTTTTTAGAGGTCTCTTTTTTTAGTAAATTGATAAGTTCTTGATATTTGTCGAGTTGTAAAAACTTATCTTCAAGCGGCTTAGATTTATTAGTAGAGCTGATTTTTGCTAATTCTGTAAAATTTCTCGTAATGTAGCCGTCAACAACTGCCTGCTTAATTGACCGTCTAATTTTATGATGAATCCCGTGTATCGTCTTTTGATAATAGCGCGTGCCTAGTTCGTTTAAAAATTGTTGGTAAGCGGTAGAAGTGACTGCAGTCAATTTTGTATGTTGAAAATATTCTGTGACAATCCGTACGGCTTGCTGATAGCTTTTCCACGTCCCTATGCTAACATGTGGCTTCTTATGGATTTCAGCCCACTTTTTGAAATAATCAGCCAGTTCTATTTTTTTGTCAATTTCTACAGCTTCTGCAAGTTCTCTTTGTGCTTCCGCTGCAGCTCTTTCGGCTTCGGATTTAGTTCGATAGCCACGTTTGCTTTTTTCTCCATACGTGCCATCAGGCTTTTTATAAGATATGCGATACTCCCAGCCGTTATTCCTTTTCCTGTAACTTGCCATTGTGTTTTACCTCATTTTTTGATAAAATGGGTATGAGAAAAAGGCGTTAGAGCCTAATTCTCATACAATCGTTTTTCCCCAATACGCAAGCTTTGGTCGGTGCGCGTGTTGGGATTTTTTTATTTTAAAACATGCTTAGTTTGTCATATAAAAGCCAAGTGCCGTCGCTTTGTTTTTTAAACGACAAGCTAACTGATTGATATTGACTACCATCTTCGTTCTTCCATTCAGCCTCTAATTCGTCAGTTCCTTCGTCTTTAACTGTAGGCTCTCCAACCTTAGCGACAATGTCATTGTAATTGCTGCCGCCTTCTCCTGTTTCAAAGTCGCCCTCTTTAAGCGAGTTATAATATTCTTGCGTCCATTTAAACTTAGCGTCAGCAGCTTTTTGTTTCTCTTTTTCTTTAGCTTCCTCTTTGCTATAAGATTTTTCGATAGATTGTGATGTTTTTTTAACTTCTTTAGCCGCATTATCTACAGCCGCACCATAAATTGATTGAGTTATAAGCACAATCACGCAAGATGCGAACGCTAACGAAGTACCAACGATTGCCAAGACTTTCTTGCGCTTTCTGTTTACAATCAAAGCAATAACTCCTAAGATTAAAGCGACAATTCCAATCATAAACGATAGATTGTTGAGAATTGGCACCCAAGAACCGATAAGAGCAATTCCGCCAAATACAATAGCTAAAATACCTAGAACTTTACTTTCATCTTGTTTCATAACAAGTAACCTCCTATCAGCTTTTAACGTGGTTCAGTTTTTGCACGTAGTTTTTATTATGTGTTTTCTAAATTGCGTCTATAAGATTTTGAAATTCTTCTTTAACCATCGTTTCATCGGCAATGGTTTTTAGGTTGTATTTTTGCATAAAACGAGCATAATTGAAATCTTCAACGTCATCATAGGTGGAAAGTTCTTCTTTCATAAGATGATGTATCATATTTCTATCTGCTTGTAGTTCACAGCGCTCGCGATTGTATTTGTAATCAATAGCATTATGATTTTTGTGTCCTAATTCATGGTAGGTCACTTTCTTCATTTCGATTTCATTGAGATACGCATTGACAAACACAGTATCAAAAGGCTTGTTATAAACCCCTTTAATCCCAGAGTTTCTGCCATCAAAATAGGCGATTTGCGTCATAATGGGTCAATCCTGTCTATTTTTTATTCGTGTTTCTAGCAACGAGGAAATAAGGTCTATATCCTCATCGTTTAAATGATGACCATCGTAAAAGAAACTTTCTTTCGCTAATTCTTTGAGGTCTACTTCAGATTGCGCGCTATTCGAAGCTACTTTAGGATTATCAGTTCGACCGAGAAGATAGTCGGTGCTGACGTGGAAATAATCGGCGATTTCTGAAATTCGTTCAGCATTGGGTTTTTGTGATTTCAACTTGTAGAGTGTATTTCTACTGTAACCCAAATCTTCTTCTAATTTCATAAGAGAAATTCCATGCTTATCAGCAAGTTCTTTGATTTTTTCGTATGTCGGAAACATTGTTAAATCAACCTTTCTGGAACATAACAAAAAATATTTCAACTTTTTTGGGTGAAAAGTATTGACATATCACCTAATTGGGTGTAAAATAGTTTTTGTAAGTTAATGAGTTAGTAAAAAACAAAGTTAAAACTTATCTAAAAAATAAATAGCTTTGGTGAGCGAATAAGTTGATAGATACAAGGTTTTATCAAGGTTTTTAATTATGCTTTCATTTTAACCTTTTGGGTGATATTTGTCAAGCATTTTACAAAATAATTTACTAACTCTTTAACTCCATTAAAAATAAAAGGAGGAGGTCACATGAGCCAACAACATCGCAAATGGATTGAGCTTGTAAAAGAACGAAGTGAAAAACGTGGGTGGTCGCAAACGGATTTGGCTATCGTGGTAGGCGTTACCCCATCAGCTATTACGCAACTTTTCAAAGACGGAAAAGGTAGTGATGACTTGAAACTTCGCATTAACAAGAAATTACGAATGACTGAGCCATGGGAAAGATTTGAGGAGTAGGAAAAAATGGCAAATTTGATTTCAGAAAAAGGTTTAAAAAATTCTGTACCAGTTGCAGAGATAGTTACAGCGATCATTACTCTATCGAACGGTAGGAAAATAGAGGTGACAAATCCTGTAATGCAAATTGTTGAATTATTCCAATTTGTTGAAAACCCTAAAAATAGGTTTTTGAATATAGGTGGCGTGATGGTTAATATCAATCAAATAGCCGCTATGAAGTGGGTTGCACAAAATCCTATTAAAGGAGATGTGTAGAAAGAGGATTAGAAAGGAACTATTATGAAGAAAATAAAAAAAGGCTTTGAAAAAATCAAAGACGTCATTGACGATTGGATTTGGAGTGATACTGGGTTAATAATCGGTTGTACCTTTTTGGCAATTGTCGGCACTATATTGGGTTCGATTATTGGGGTAGGGGTTTTCCTTATTATCAAACTGCTTATCCACAAGTTATTTGGTTTACCCTTTACAGTTGATTAAGCAATGCGCTTTGTTTGATAGAGCTTCCACAATAAAACTCCGATTGTTTTTTACTCTATTATACCACAAACAGAAAGGAGACGATATGAGTATATTTCGAAACGAAAAACTGGATGAAGACGGAAAGGAAATTTTTAAAAAAGAATTTCTTGAACAATGGTTGATGGCTATAGCTGATGATTTAGCGCGAAAATATGATAACGAAAAAAACGTTCTAACAAAATGCGAGATTGCTAGAACGTTATGCGAGATTTCAGAAATGTTTTAACTAATCATCATTCAAGAAATCCTTGACTTTTTGAATTGCTTTGTCATGAGAGATTTTGTTTTGTTTTTCAACAAATTCAACAGCCTTTTCATATAATTCAAATTTATCTTTTAAACTCAAATTTGAAGAAGATGAAGCAACGACGGCAAGAGCAAATTTTTCCGGATTTACATTCATAGCGATAACCTCCTTTCTGACACTATTATAGCAGAAAAGAGGGAATGAATTTAGAAAGGAGACGGCATGAAACCACAAGAATTTGAAAACAAAATCAAAGAATACGTTGTTTCAGTTTTAGAAACGGCAGACAAAAAAGACCCAGAAACCATTTTAGCGGTCGCTGAGCTTATTAAATCAACTAAAGTACTTCATCTTTTTTAAGGAGACAATATGGAATTATTCTTTTGGGGTTTTCTTACCGCTTTGTTGCTTGTTAGCATTATCCTACATCTTGTCGCTATCGGAATTGATAGAGGAAAGGAGAAATAATGCAAACTAGAGAAATGTTTTTAAGCCTAATGCAATCTGTATTAGACGAATTAAAAACTTCTGACAACAGCAGGTATGATGGGCACAGAACCCGAACGCTTAGTCTGTTATCAGAAGCCTACGATAGTTACTCAACGATTAAAGCTTTTGAAGACGCAGAATCTCATTGAATTCTGTTTGGTAATCAATCAGCAGTTGTCTACTTGATTTTGGAAAAGTGCTTTTAGTCAACTTTGCTGTAATTACTGCAATAGCCAAATCGTGAGCAATTTGTTCTTTGGAAATCATATAGTCACCTCCTTCGAGATGATTATATCAAAAAAGCCACTCGCAAGTGAGTGGCATAACAAATAATACTACTTAGATTATAACACAAAAGACAAGAAAGGGGAAGTATGCAAGAGATAGCATTATCAAATAATCTAGCTCAGATTGAATTGGAAATCAATCATCACAAGCAGATTGCGGGGCAGTCTATTTGGGAAATTGGCAGACGGCTGAAGCATGTAAAAGAGAATGATTTGGTTCACGGCGAATTTAGAAAATGGCATGAAAGTCTCGGTCTTGATAAAGACTTTGTTTACAAATCTATAAAAATTGTTGAGGAATTGCCAAATGTCGAAACGTTGCGACATTTAGGAACTACCGCTCTACATCTCATCGCCACTCTACCAGATGACCAGAAACAAGAGCAGATAGAACGTATTGAAGAGGGCGACAATCCAACGGTTCGAGAACTACAGGATTTGCGCCGACAACTCAATTCGTCAAAAGCAGACAATAAAATCCTGCGAGAAAAAAACGAACGTTTGGCAGAACAGGCTTTGAAAGGGCTTGAAAAGAAAACAGTCACTAAAGAGGTTGTAAAAGAAGTCGTGCCCGATGACTACACGGCAACTAAACAACTCAATAATACGCTTTTGGAAAAGAATAAGAACCTCGTAGATGAACTGGACTCTGTCAAGCGAAGCCTAAAACTCAAAGAAGCGTCTTATCAGTTGCTAGAAAAAGAGACATCAGAAGCGATAGCTTTGAAAGATTCGCTTGAACATCTAAAAGCTGATAAGCAGAAATTAGAAGCTAGCGTTGCTAATGTGCTTGAATTAAGCAACCTAGCGACAGAATTTGAAACATTCTTTGATGAGAAGATGGCGCCGCTACGTTTCAAGGCTCTTATCCAAGGCGCTGGAAAAGAAATCCAAATCGACAAAATCAGACAGTTGCTGACGCTAACCGAAAATTGGCTGTCTGAAATGAATAAGGTTGTCCCTGAAAAAGGGCGCACAATTGTAGAAGGAGAAATAGTAAATGAATAAAACAGACGCACTCATGGAAGCCGTAAAAATGCAAGGAGAGCAAGCAGTTCAGCTTGTAAACCAAAACGAAACCTTGAAGGAAATCTTAAAAGAGATGACCGGGCTAAAAGAAGAAATGGATAAAACGGCAGCGACTACCAAGCGACGACTTGGAGAAGTTGAAAACCTAGTATCAGAAATCGACAAGCGAGTACATATTGACGACGCAGAAGCTAGCGAGATTAAAAGCATTATCGGACGTCAAGCACACGCATTCGCTAAGGAATATTTCAAACAAGCAGGAGTTACACCAAGCGACAATCTGTTTGCATCTAAAAAAGGTCAGTTTATCCGCTTGCAACACTCGCACTTAAAACATCATTTTAACGTAACGAAGTACACGCACATTAAGCACACAGAAGCTGTTAAGGCGTTTGATTTTCTAAAATCTCTGCAGTTCAGCGCATTCTCACTTTTTGAAACAAGAGAAACACCGAAACAAAAAGAGATTATCGCGTTAGAAAACGGTGTAGCATAAAAACGAAAGAGGAAAAATGGAAATGGAAGAGGGAATTATTTTAACGTTTGTAAACAAAATAATGGACGGCGTACGAAATTCACTGCTTGAAATTAGTCAAATGTTTGACATTGAGAAAGCTCTTCCGCTTGAGTTAACCCAGCAACAAGTCATGAAAATGCTAGGTTGCTCAACAACGACGTTTGACCGTTATGCCCGATTTTCGGACTTTCCAAAAATTGACAGAGGTCGTGGTACACAAATCCGCTATCCACGAGACGCTGTGAGAGACTGGTATAACGAGAATTGGCAAAGGCTTTAAAAATAAAAAAAGGAAAAGCAAAAAATGAAAACAGACAACATAAACAAACCCAGCCACTATCAAGGCACGCACGGTCTCGAAGCAATTGATGTAGTGCGGAACTTTGCGGGTGGTTTAAATGCCGAACAAGGTTTCTACTGGGGCAATGCAATCAAGTATATGCTGCGCTTCCAAAAGAAGAATGGACTTGAAGACCTGAAGAAGGCTCGCAAGAATCTGGATTGGTTGATCGAGGAGATATGGAGAGAGGAAATAAAAAATGAGTTTTAGCCAACAAATTAAAACATCAAAAAGCGATGAATACTACACACCCGCTTATGCAGTCGAAATAATTTTGCCTTACTTAAAAGCAAAGCGCTTTAAGTATATTTGGTGCCCTTTCGATAAAGAAAATAGTGAATTTGTGAAAATTTTACGTAAGAACGGATTTGCTGTTCATCATGGGCATATTGAGACAGGTCAAGATTTCTTTGATTACGAAAAACCGCCAGCCTTTACCGAATGCATCGTTAGTAACCCGCCTTTTAGCAAACGAGACGCGATTTTTAAAAAAATGTATGATTTTGGATTGCCATTTGCTCTAATCATGAACCAAAACGGAATATTTGATAGTAAATCAAGGTTTGAACTTTTCAAAAATAATAACTTTGAATTATTAATTCCAAAGGGGAGAATGCGTTTTTTTGACGAAACGATGGAAATCAAAAATAACCCAAATTTCCAAAGCATCTATGTATGCAGTGAGATTCTAGATAAGCAAATCGAGTTTACTGATATGACAATCGAATAACGGAGGACGAAAATGCAAAACCAAGAACAAATGCGCGTGATTATGAACTGGGAGCGCGACCATTATAGGCTAGGCAACGAATACAAGAATAAGCTAGCCAAGAAGCCAGTCGAAGTAGTCAAACAGGAATTGGCTGAGATAGCCGAAGGTTGGAAGAACCTGACTTTTTCGGTCGTGCCAAAAGGCGCTATGAAAATCGAAGGCGATAAGACGACGATTTTCAAGAAGAGGTGAAAAGATGAAACATTTATACGAAAATCATCTCGGCGGTTGGTATGTGTTAGACCGCTACGAGGAACCAGAATACTGCGAGCAATGCGGGGATTGTGACCGTTATCTCGGAAGCTTTGAAGATAATAAAGAAATTGCTATAGAGCTGTTTAAGCGAAACGCAACATCAGAAGGAATTGAAGAATTTACAGGTCTTAAAATACACCCTGAGCTGGTGGAGGGCAACGCATGACCTTAAATGAACGAGTTAGCACGCTAGAAGCTAAACACATAACGAACAAACGCTCGATAGCGAATGCTAATCTAATCATGACTTGCTTGTCATTTGTCATGCTGCTGTTGGCTGTCGGCTTAATCACATCAACCGAACATCAGCAGCGACAAATTAGCGAACTAAAGACAGAGCTTGAGAAAAAGGCAAGTGAAATTGAGAGACTGCAAAATAAAAACTCGGCGCAGGACATTATCCTAAACAAGCTGAATGCAGAATATCAGATGAAAGAGCGTCAGAGAGCAGAAGAAGCGAAGCGGATTGCGGACGCTAATGGAGTGGGAGGATAGATTGAAATTTCTTGATTTATTTGCAGGAATCGGCGGTTTTCGTCTGGGCATGGAAGCATTTGCGACAATTTTGAGCAGAAAAAATGGCAAGAGTTTTTATCTTGAAAAAGAAGTCGTGGTAATGAAAGAGAAAGTTCTTGTTGACATCATCAACCAAATTGAGGAGGTAGAATAAATGCTTGAGATGATGATTGAGTGGATTGACGGCAAGATAGCCCTCAACAAGCACATGATTGAGGACGAAAACAAGCCCTCTGACTTTGAAATCTTTCTTTTGGCAGATAACAACATGCTGACCAAAATCAAGGAAGAATTATTAAAACGGGAGGTGTCGAATGAGTGAAATTTTAGGAGCGGTAGCAACACTAGCATTCTTCTTCTTGGCAGGCGCGTTCTGCAATCACTTAGACTGGCGCAAAGCCAAGAAACAAGCAGAACAGCAAGCAAAAGAAGACGAGCGCATAGAACTTGAAGCGATGTACGTTATATGTGCAATTGAGCACGACCGCAGAGAACGACAACGCAAACTAGCAGAGGCTCGGAAGAAAAGTCCTAGCTGGCAGTATTAGAGAGGGAGGTACGTAGAGAATGCAGAAAATATTTCAGAAATCCGTACGATAAATACACAGCAATAAATAACGATTTCGTACAAGATAAAAGTCTGTCATGGGAGGCACGGGGGTTGCTGCTCTATATTTTAAGCAAGCCTGACGATTGGGATATTTACTTGGACGAGTTGATAAAGAATTCTCCAAATACAAAATCAGCAACAGAAAGAGCTTTTAAAGAGCTTGTAAAAGCGGGATACATCTATCAGACTTGCCGCTCTTTAGGCTATCGGAAATGGAAATGGTTTAAGTTTGCAAGTGATAAAAAAATGAATCCGCAAACTAAAGATAGTTTTGAAAAACAAACAGATAACGAAATGTTATCTACGGAGACTAGCTAGCGAAATTCGTACCCCCGAAATTCGTACCCCCGAAATTCGTACCCCCGAAATTCGTACCCCCGAAATTCGTACCCCCGAAATTCGTACCCCCGAAATTCGTACATACGTAATCTGGGCGATATACAAAGTACTGACTATACAAAGTACGGACGGACAAAATACTAAAATAAAAAAATACTGAATGACAAAGACGTCGTCAATGTCTACTGTTGATTATATATAGTAGAGAGGAAACATGGAATTATCAGAGTTGATAAAACAATTTGAAGAAAATTTCGGTAGATTGTTATCGCCTATCGAAATCCAGCAAATAACAGATTGGGTAGCTGTAGATAAATTTGAACCAGAAACAGTCTATGAAATTTTAAAAATATGCGTATTGAATAACGGTAGAACAATGCAATATTTCAATGCAACAGCTCGCAGTTTTGCGAATAAAGGGTTAACAACTTTAGAAGCGATACAACTACACGAAGCTAACCGCAATCGTAAAAAGCAAGACCAAAACGGGAATATCCCTGCGTGGTCAAACGAGCACTCGGAACACGAACGCAAAGAAAAGATTCCAGTTGCTGAAAATATGGAATTATATGACTGTTTCAAGAAATGGTTCGCAGAGGATTTCAACATGCAGTTAACGTTAGAACAATATCAGAAATTCGCAGCGATTTGCGAGAAAAACCCAAAACGACAATTTAATCCATTCCAAATGTGCGCATGGATTTTGAATAAACCGCTCGAAACAATCGTGAATAGATTTTTCACAAAATAAAACAGCAAAGGAAAAATAAAATATGTTTGAACCAACAGACGGGATTTGCTTTCGGTGTCACAGCGACATCTATAAGCAGAATCCCTACACACAAACAACAGGTTACAATCCAAATGACAAAAGCAAAGGTTGGCACACTAGTTGTCCACATTGCCATACTAGCTTTGTAGATTAGGTGAGCGGATGGATAAAGATTTACAAGCAGAGATTGATAACTGGCGCGCTGACTATTTACATCTAGGTTATGAGTTGGGCGAGATTATCAACGAGCAACAAGATAAGATTATCTCACTCAGTCAGGAGAACAAACGCCTGAAACGTGAGATTTGGAATTTAAGAAAGACAAAGAAGAGGAAATAACATGGCAAATGAATTAACTCAAAAGCAAGTGACTTCAAGCGTCGCTAATCGAATTAGTGTAATGAAAACTGAGGGTTTAAAAATAGCGCCAAATTATAGCGTAAGCAATGCTTTAAGCTCCGCTTATTATGCTTTGAAAAATTCCAGCAGCGGGAATTTGCTCGAAAAATGCACAGATGAAAGTATTTATAACGCTTTGCTTGATATGGTCACCCAAGGACTTAGCCCGGCTAAAACCCAATGTTATTTTGTGCCATACGGAACGACCGTTAAACTCACGCGTTCCTATTTCGGGACAATGAAAGTCGTTAAGCAGTTGCCGGAAGTAAAAGATATTTATGCAGAAGTTATTTATAAAGGCGATGTTTTCAAAATCAAAAACGAAAATGGACGCAAAGTATTTGTCAGCCATGAAACAGACTGGACAAATGCAGATAACGAAATTATTGGCGCATACTGTATCATTGAAAAGTTAGGCGGTGAAAAAATCTTGACAGTCATGACCAAGAAAGAAATTGATAAATCTTGGTCAAAAGCTAAAACAAAAAATGTTCAAAACGACTTTCCACAAGAAATGGCTAAACGTACAGTTATCAATCGGGCAGCTAAGCAATTCTTTAACACTAGCGACGACAACGATTTGTTTATCGGCGCGGTTAATCGAACTACTGAAAACGAATACGACAATGAACATCGAGTGAAAGACATAACACCGCAAGAAACCGAAAGCCTTGATGACGTTCTTGGAAATCCAACTGCTTCCGAATCGGAAAGTGTTGAGAATCCGCAAGAAACTGCCGACACACCAAAAGTCGACGAAGAAACGGGCGAAGTTTTGGACGGCGAACAAGGCGAATTATTTAAAGAGCTTGAGGATTTGATGTGATGGTCGAACTAACGCAAGAAAATTATTATCAAGATACTAGTCGCTTGTCATACTCGCGTTATAAACGCTACAAGCAATGTCAAGCTAAGGCTTACGCGGTTGATAATGGTATCTGGGTAGAAGAGCGGGACGAAACTCCTCTTCTGCTCGGAAACTATGTACACAGCTATTTTGAAAATCCGGAAGCGCATGAAAAGTTTATGGCAGAGAATGGCAATAAACTTCTTGCGAAAACTGGCAAGAACAAAGGAAACCTCAAGTCTGACTTTATTATCGGCGACAAAATGATTGAGAGCCTGAAAGATGACGATGGCTTCAATCGATTATATCATGGCTATTCAAGTGATAAAGTCGAAAAAGAAATGATTGTTTGCGGAGAAATTGAAGGTGTGCCAGTTAAAGGCAAATTAGATAGCGTGAATTTGTCAAGAGGTTATTTCGTGGATTTGAAAACCATGAAATCAATCTATGCTGAAGAGTGGAATACAGAGCTTAGAAAGAGAGTTCCTGCAGCAGTCAATAACATTTTAAACTTTGGCTATCATGGTCAGTTAGGACTGTACAGAGAACTACTCAAACAGATGACGGGGCGAGAGTTTAGACCTCTAATTGTCGCAGTCAGCAAAGAAAACGTGCCCGATAAGGATATTTTAAAAATTGATGAGGACTGGCTAGTAGAGGGTTTGGGCAACCTAAAAGCCGACATTGTCGAAGTTTGGGATGTTATTCAAGGCAAACAGAAACCTAAAAGCTGCGGTCACTGCGATTATTGCCGAAGCCAGAAAAAATTAAATGCAGTAATTAGCCTAAACGATTTGATAGGATGACTTGCTTGAGTGATATAAAAATTCAGGAGGAGAACAAGAATGACATTTAAAACAAGTGATTTACTTAATTATCGGCAGCTTTGGTGGCTTGACAAATTTCTTGTAGGACATAAAGGTTTTATCGCTGGAGGATGTTTCAAAAATATATTCAATAATGAACATGTTAAAGATTTAGACATTTTCTTTGAGAGTGAACAAGATTTTTTGGAGGCTAAGAGACATTTTAACCAACAAATGAAAGATGAGCCCCAAAGCTGGCGCTTTTCGTATGAAAATAAAAATTGTTGGTCAGTCTATTCAGTAAAAGATAAAGTTTGTTTAGAACTTATCAGAAATACTTATGGAACTCCCGAAAAGGTCATATCAAATTTTGATTTTACGATAACAAAATTTGCCTATTATAAGAACTACGACAATATGGACGAAGATGATTATATGGCAGTTTTTGAAATATTATTTCATGAAGATTTCTTTGAACATTTGCACACAAAACGTTTAGTTGTTGATGATGGTTTACCTTATCCGGTCAGCACATTTAATAGGCTTATGAGATATGCAAAGTATGGTTACCAACCATGCAGAGAAACGAAAATAAAGATTGTAACATCCCTAGCAATGCTAGACCCAGAAAATCAACAAGATTTTGAGGAACAGTTAGGGAAAAGTTTGTATGAAGGGATGGATTAAGAATGATTGAATTTATCAAAAGTGTAGGCATGGCTCTAGTATGGCTATTTCTTGGCTTTTTAGTTGGTGAGCGTAGTCAAAGAAAAGATAAGTAAACCAACGTGCCGTGAACCACGTTAAAAGCGAACTAGAAAGTGTGTCAATCGGTCGTGTGACCGTTTGGGCGAATGGAGCGACCGCCCGTATTTAGCCAAATTCACAAAATGGCAGTCGCTGTTTTTTTGAAAATAAAGGAATGAAATTTTTAGATTTATTTGCGGGTATCGGCGGGTTCCGTCCTTGGGTGGAAGCGGCCGGCCATGAATGCGTAGGTTTTTGTGAAATAGACAAATTTGCAAGAGAAAGCTATAAAGCTATTCACGATACGAAAGGAGAAATAGAACTGCATGACATTACAAGAGTCACAGATGAGTCTATTCGAGGATTCGGAAGTGTGGATGTTATCTGTGGAGGATTTCCGTGCCAAGCTTTCAGCATTGCAGGAAACAGACGAGGTTTTGAAGATACACGAGGAACTTTGTTCTTTGAAATTGCAAGGTTCGCATCTATTCTCAGACCTAAATATTTATTCCTTGAAAACGTCAAAGGACTGCTCAACCACGACGGAGGAGCTACATTCGAGACCATTCTCGGATCCTTGGACGAACTGGGGTACAACGTGGAATGGCAAGTGCTTAACAGCAAAGATTTTGGAGTCCCCCAAAATCGGGAACGTGTGTTCATTATCGGACATCTTAGAGGAGAATGTACCAGAAGAGTTTTTCCTCTCTCAAGCACTGACAGACAAGTTGATAAATATCAAGAACAGTCAACAAATACACTTACAACCAGATATCCGAACAGTCAAGGGGTTGGATCGTACATTATTGAAAGTGAATCGCAGAAAGTAAGGTCTATCGGGAACATCCATCCTTCAGGAAAAGGGATGAATGGAGAGGTTTATGAATCAACTGGATTGGCTCCCACACTCACAACAAATAAAGGCGAGGGTGTAAAAATCATTCAAAGAGCACACGGATATAATCAAGCTGGAGAACATGACATCGCTCCTACCATAACGAGTAACAGCTATCAAGAGAATAACCATGTTAAAATCTATGATTTTTACAATAAAAGGACAAAAGATGAAGTTGGTACTTTAACTGCTAATGGAGGAGTAAGCACTACGCATTGCGGGACATTTGGGGTAACAGACGGTTCCCGTATCCGAAAGCTAACACCTCGTGAGTGTTGGCGACTGCAAGGTTTTCCAGATTGGGCGTTTGACAAGGCGCAAGAGGTGAATAGTAATAGTCAACTATACAAGCAAGCAGGAAACAGCGTGACAGTCAACGTTATTGCTGCAATAGCAAAAGAATTGAAATGAAAGGAAGTAAAAAATGCAAAACAAAATCGATATACCAAACACAACAATAACACTCGAAATTGTTGATAAAGTTATCACGGTGACAAACAAAATCAATTATGACATTCAAATGCAATTTAAAAATCAAGATTTAGAAACGTCTTTAGACACAAACGGAGATGTATTCGAACCTCTCTTTTGGCTAGATGTAACGGCTAAACCTAAGGAATCTAGCGAGTATCATTCTAGTTCAGCAGTTAAAGTAGAAAAGCAGAACTTGACAGAATTACAGAAGTTTTTTGAATTTATCGAAGATAACAAGCAAAACCTCTTTAATTTATGTGGATTCAAAGGAGAACTCGAATGAGTAATCTAACACTATCATTAGATGCTTCTACATCTGTGACTGGTTGGGCTGTATTCAACGGCTCAACCCTTGTCCAGAGCGGGGCAATAAAGCCAAAATCAAAATCAAAAACATTCTACGAACGTGGGCGCTTGATGACTAATGAGTTAAAGATGATTCAGCTACGAGCTATAGAATCTTACAAAAAGCCATTTGATTATATTGTGATTGAAAAAAATAACGTTATGGGCCCGAATCAACAATCTATGATGAGCATAGGAATTGTAACAGGAATGATTTTAAGTAGATTAGTTGCAGATGAGGTTTACTTTGTAAACGTGTCAACGTGGCGGAAACATTGGAAGTTTAGCTACAAAGACTGCAGCAAGAAGTCAATGAAAAAACAATCTATCGAGACTGTCGAGCGAGAGTTTAATAAGACTGTCAAAGATGATGAAGCAGATGCCATTCTGATCGGTTCGTACTTTGTTAATGGCGGACTAGAATCAGGGAAATTAGAGCATCATAGTAATTGAGGTAGAACATGACTAAAATACCATACACAAAAGAAAGTGCACGCAAGCTATGGACAGAGGCGAGAGATAAATATCAGAATCAATTGGATTCTAAGACAAGGAAGAATGTGTACGAAAACATCAATGTAATTGGCGCGTGTCAAAAAAATACTTTATCTAAGTCCCAACCAATGATATTGCAAGGTTATCCTATGGATTTAACCAATTAGAGTTTAAAACCCCGTTCCCAAACGGAGAACGCCATGTATCTCTTACTCAAAAAGAGTTTGATAGAGTCGAAAAAATTTTATTAGAGAGGTAAGTAATATGAATGTTGCAATCTATTTTAAAAACGGAAACACAGCATATTTTAAAGAGGTTGAAGATTATGAAACTGATGATTTAAATATTTCATTCTCTTATTTTGGAGTATCATCACAAGAAAGAAAGTTAGCAACTTTTTATAAAGATAGTATCGCTGGTATCGCTAAAACAAAGGAGGCTAAAGATGAATAAAAGGCAACGCAAGAAATGCCTAGAGCGTGAAAAACGATACATGATTAAGTCTATTGACTTTTTGGAAAAATCTTATACTTTAGCTGCTAACCAAATGCGAGAAGAATATAACAAAATGCCGCTTGGATTTGAAAAGACATGTCATGATTTCTATATTGGCGGCTTTGAGTACGCTGTAAAAATGTTTGCAGATGCAAAAAGACTTATAAAGGATATAGGACATGAAGTTTGAATTTTCTTTACCTAGAGACACCAGACATAAAGCATCAAATATGGTCGTCAATAGTAATGATCGATTTCATCCACAAGTCAAGGCGAAAATGACAAGACACATTAGAAATTTAGCTTTATATCAAGTAACAAGTGAAATGCCAAGAAAACATGTCCCGTTTTCACATAAAAGACCGTGCGAGGTGACTGTCACAGTGTTTAGTCCTACAAAATCAAAACTTGATCCGCCTAATCTTTATCCGACTGTCAAAGCTATCATAGATGGTATGACTGATGCGGGAATTTGGGTAGATGATAATTACAAAGTTATTAAATCAATGACTTTTAGGTATGGTGGCTTGAGCGGAGAAAAAGGGTATTACAAGATTGTTTTTGACATAGAGGAGGTTTAGATGATAAATAAATGCTTAAAGGCAGTTGTTTTATTTTTGATGTTAATATCATTATCTGGATGCCATAAGTTGGATAAAGGTATTGTGATTGATAAATACATAGACCACTCATACGTTACATATATCTATACGGGAAAAGTTATGGTACCAGTATTCTATCCCGAAAAGTATTTGATAAAAATAAAAGGTAAAATTGATAAAAAGGAAATAAAAGAAACTTTTTCATTAAAAAAATCAGAGTGGGAAAATATAAAAATCGGTGATGTTTATGAGGTAAGGGATGACTAAAAAGAAAATAGAGCGCCTATGTATTTTAATCCTGATATGGTTA